CCGGCCTGGGCCGCCGGGGCGCTGGGCTTCTTTTCGAAGAAAGCCATAGTTTTTCCCTCCTCAGTATTTTCTGAAAAATTCGTAACGGTCGTGGTGCTGGGGGTCGTCCAGATCCAGGGGGCTGTAAGGCTTGGGCTGCGCAACAACTCTGGGTCTGGGTGCTATGGGATTTTTCATGCACACATACCGGCACTCGTCGTAAATATGATCTTCGCCGTCGGTGTCGATGTCCTCCACGTTGGTCTCGTCGTAGACCAGGTTAGGCACGGTGCGGATAAAGTGCTTGCAGGTGTCGAATACATACAGCATCGGGTGGCCGTCCTCGTCGAAGGTCAGTCGGTGATGCAGCTGCATTTTGCCGTCAATGCGGGCGTGGTCGCCTTTCTCAAAGAAAACGCGCTCCCGCTCCATCAGAGCGCCGATACTCTCGGTGCCGTCGCTGCCCCAGATTGCCGGATCGCCTACACGGTGGATTGTGCGCCCTTTCAGGTTTACGTCCTCGGCCTCGATCTCCTTGATCTTCCTGGCTACCTGGCCCGGCTCCCACTTTACGCCGGTGTTTGGCGTGCCGGTGCAGCCGTACAGCTCGCGTATGCGGTACATTCTCCGCTCTCGGTCAACGGCGTACCAGCCAACAGAGAACGGGCGGGAGTAGCCCCAGTCCAGGCCGCACCAGATTGCCCAGTCTGCCGGTACCGGGAACGGCGCAATGACGTGGGTATTCACCCGGTCTGCGTAGTGGCGGCTGTCGTTCACCCACTCGGTAAATACCTGGCCGCTAAAGGTGTTCCAGTCCCCGTACAGCAGGGCGTTGCGCTCCGCCTCCGGCATGGAGGCCAGGCGTTGAACGTATTGCGGGTCGTTTTTCAGCAGGGCAGGGTTGTCAAAGACGCTGGACGGCACGAAAATGCGCTGCTGCACGCTGGTGATCTCGTTTCCTACGGGATCTCGCCAGGTAACTTCCTCGCTGACTGGCTGCATGGGCGGGGCCGCCGTGATGAAGCGCTCCTTTACCCAGCCGTGGCCCACGCCTCCGGGGTTGGCGGTAGCTCGGATATAGACGCGGGTACCGGGACCGTTGGGGCGGTTTCGGGAGAACAGATAGCTGTACTCCTCGTAGGTGAAGTGGGTCAGCTCGTCAAAGGCGATAAAGTCATAGGCCTGGCCCTGGTATTTCGTCCTGTCCTTGGTGTACTGCATAGCGCCAAAGATGATCTTGGCCCCGCTGGGGAACGTCCAGGTATGGTTGCTGCCGTTGTACCTGGCCTTTGGGAACGCGCGGGGGTAGTAGTTCAGGCTCTTGTCGATCAGCTCCGCCAGCTGAGGGAATGTCTTACGCAGGATCAGCGCCTTGTAGTGCGGGATATGTACCTGCCGCAGGGCTTCAATGATGATAGCGTCGCTCTTGCCGCCTCCGGCAGCGCCGCCGTACAGGGCTTCATACTCCGGGCGGGCCATGAATACCGCCTGCCTGGGCTGCGGCTGCCATACGATGTTTTTAGCCATCAGAGGCACCCACTTCCGGGATCATCACAACGCCGCTGGCGCTGTCCTCGTTCCCGCTGCTCTTTTCCTCCTGCGCCCAGCGGAAGTTATAGCGGAGATTGAATTCCGCTCCTCGCTGGCCGTCCCGATCAAACAGGCGGGTTTCGCAATATTCCTCCACGCGCATCTTCGCGCGTGTAATCGTGTCCATAAATTCTTTCTTGGCCTGGTAATTCAGCAGGCTTTGTCTGCTGTGAAAGCCCAGGGCCAGAGCAAGGCCGGTGACGGTGGGCGGGCGCGCGTCCATCATGATAATCTCGCCGAATTTATCACGCATGGGCCGTCCATCATCGTCCAGGAATGGAGTTCCCAGGCAGTCTTTGAAATACTGATCTACCTTGGTTTGAATTTCCTCTGCGCTCGTGAATGTCGGTTTTCTTCCTGGCTTCGCCATACACCCGCCTCCTTTCTTCGTCGTATCAAAGTTAAGCATAGCAACTGGGGACTTTGTTTTCACCCCGTAGGGGCTGGCTGTTTTGCTACGCGCGCGAGATATACGGATATACCCTTTCCCCAGAGAGAAAAAAGAAAATAAATAAAAGAAAAAAGAGAGAGGGGTTTCCCCATGCCGAAAAGGGGAATACCCTGGACGCTTTTTCACGCCCAGGGCAGCCCCTTCACTTATCCGCTTTTCTTCTTGGTCAGCTCGTATGTAGCTCCATAGCGTCGCCGCCCGCAGTTGTCGCAGGTGACCTTGTTATCCACTCCGCCATGCACACGCTTCAGGGAGTAGGCTTCCTTCATCTGCTCGGCGCAGGCTCCGCACAGGTCAAACTTCTTCACATTTTCCCGGCTCATTTTTTCCTCCTTACCCGTTCAGGGCTTCGACGGCCCGGTTGAGCTTGAAGTGGATCTCGCCCAGGGTGATGTTCTGGCGGGTCATGTCGTCCAGCAGGCAGGTGGGGGATTTTGCTACGTCGCAGCTCTCGTTGTTGGCGGGGCCGGTCAGCAGCTCCAGCAGAGTGCTCATACCGGCGCTGATGTCGTCGATCAGCTGGCCGTTTCTCTTGGCGGTTTCGCAGATGGTTGCGGGTCTCTTGGCTTCGCAGCAGTCGTTCATGATAATTTCCTCCTCAGATTTCCTTGATGGTGATCCCGTGAACTTTGAGCATGAGCTTCCGTTTCACGGTGTAGAGCCTGTATGCAGCGCTCTTGGGGTCATTGTAGCCCTTCACGTCCTCCACGACCAACCGGCAGCCGTCCCGGTACACGAAGTCGGCTATGTATTTGCAAGGCTCCTCCCACTTGCCGTCCGCCCGCTTTTGGCGGGGGATCAGCTCGAAGGGTACCTGGCAGCGCAGGCCGTTGATCTCGCCCGCTCGTTGCAGCAGATCCAGCTCAGAGAAGCGCGCGGCCTCTTTCTGGCTGGAGAAATGCCGCACGGTACCGTCGGGCATAATCAGGTCGGTTGGCTGGGCGTTGTACTTGTTGGGCTTCTTGCCCTTTTTCTCCCGCTGGCGCTGCTGTGCGCCCAGCTTCTGAAGCACCTGCTTCTGTGCGTGAGGCCCCAGGCGGGCCAGGTCTTTACTGTTCAGTCCCATTCGCAATCTCCTTTCGCAGTATGTAGGCTCCTATGGTGTTCTTCCTGTCCTTGCAAGGCCTATTGTCACAGGTGTAGATCACTCCGGGTACTCCCGGCCCCTCTACGTCCATCGTGCGCGCAGCGACGCGCTTTGTGGCTTCCTGGCAGGCAGCGCAATCAGGCAGCAGGCCCGCGTCCAGGTTGATGATCTCGGCCATATTCACACCACCGTCATAACCGCCCCACAGAATGGGCAGCGAACGTAGGCAGAAACACGGGAGCCGCCGCTCACCCATCCGTGACAGTTGGTGCAATCCCAGGTGCAAGCATTCTCATTCCAGATCCAGCGCCCGGTTTCAATGCCCTTTTCTTTCAGGATTTTCTCGATGTTTCTCGCCTGCTGCTCGTTGAACGAAACAGCGACGTTGTGGTTGTGTTCCAGGCTCCTGACGTACTCGATCAGGTCAGCCTTTCGCATATTGCGAAGCGTGCTGTCCGCTTTCGGCTTAATCGGAGATCGCAATAGCGTAACATCTACCAGCACTTCACACCCTCCTGTTCCAAAGATTGGCGGCCTTTTGTTCCTCCTGGTCGCTGAACGGCTCGGTCGCCGGGTAGTCCGTTCTGCGGGTACCGGCCTTGCAGTTGGTGCAGCGTGCCAGTACGTAATGCGTCATGTGGCCGTCCCGCATCTGCTGGCCCCTGAACAGCTCTGCGGGAGCGCCGCAGAATGGGCAAGGCCTTAATGCAAAACCAGCCATAGGATCACCCCTGTTCCAGAACTACCAGAACACCCTCCAGGGTTGCGGTGAAGTCCCGGCGGTTCTCGCTGCTTTTCCACGCTATGTACGGGATCATGTCGGTGGTTAGCTTGCTCACGATCCGCTCTCTTGCCCGGAGATCTACCGCGTCGCGGTACGCCGCCAGCTCCTCCATGTTGATGATCTGCGCGGCGTGCAGCTCGGCGGTTCGATGAACTTCCCGGATGATAGGTGGCTTGACGATGGGAATACGGCTCCAGTCGTCGTACTCCTCCTTGGTGTAGCCGCCCAGGCGCTTGATAAGCCAGGTCTTAAACCGTTTCCACATCAGCGTTTCCTCCTGAACTGTCCGGCCTCCGGGCAGGTGGCCCAATGCGGCACAAAGGCCACTTCGGCGGTGCCGTCGTTGGCTGGTACCGTGCGTCCGTGGATCACTTCGCCCTCGTCGCTCACGAAAACGTCGTTGCCGTCGTCTACGATCACGAACACAGGCTCCGGGTCAACCGGCATATTCTTACCGGCGCGCGTCCTGATCCAATCAATTTCCGCGCCGCAGCCTCTACACCTGGCCATTCCCGTTCCCCTCCATCAATTCCAGGCACCGGCGGTAGTTCTCACCCAGCGCGATGAATGCGGCCTCGTCGCCGCCGGCATCTGGATGCATACTCTTTGCCATGCGCTTATACTGTGCTTTCACGTCCTCTGCGGATGCTGGCCGATCAATGAAACCCAGGGCGGCAAAACACGGCTCCAATGTCCGCCCCGCGCCCAGGCACTTCATACCTGCTACCCAGGTGGAGAGGTCATAAATGCCGCGCTCCACCATCCGCGCCAGATCTTCCAGAGAAAGAACCACCTGGGCGAACACATCGGAGCCATAGCGGATGTTAACGCCGTGTGCGTTGGCATTCTCTACACTGTGGGCGAAGCGGTAGGGTTGGCCCTTATACCAGAACTCCACCCAGCACTCGAAGCGGCTCCAGTCGTAGTCGTATCGTTCCACGCCAAGGCGGCCCATGACCTTTTCCAGCTTTGCCTCATAGGATGCCGGATCAGCATATTGTTTCGCCATTGTCTACCTCCTGGGGCTTAGGAGCCACCGTGATAACGTAATGGCCGTCCACCATAGCGGCACTCACGTTGAGCCGGTCAAGCACGCCGGGGTATGCCTCGGCGTTGATAGAGAGGACGCGGGCCGTGGTTCCGTCCTCCTGGGCCTTGGGGAAGCCGTACTTCTCGGCCAGGCACGCAAGCGTGCTGTCCAGGGAGATATTCAGCTGCACAATGGCCTCTTGCTGGGCTGCCAGGCTGTCACGCTGCCGGGTGCAGATTTTGTGAAGCTCGGTGTTCTGCTCCTGAAGCTGCGCGATCCGGTTATCTTTCGCATTGCTCATGGTCGTTATCTCCTTGTCTGTCGTAGTATTTCAGCAGGGAGGCGGCAAGACTGCACTTCTTCCAGTCGCAGCCGGTACCGGCGCAGTAGGCGTCCATGTATTCCACGGCGTGCTCCTTGTCCTGGAAGCGGAGCTTTCCGCCCTCGCAGCCTACGATCTTCTGGTCGTCCCATTTGAAGAACGGACACGCCCAAGCCTTGTGCCAGTAATCCATGTTTTGCTCGCCTCCTTGCTGTCAGATCGTCCACCCGCGATCAAGGTCGCGGTTGATGTCGTAGTCCTCTGCCTCGCGCAGCGTGCGTATGTTGCGCTGGCGCAGTTTTTCCAAAATGCCGTTCACGTACTTCCAGTCCCCGGCCTTTCCTGCGGCACCGGCGTTCTCAAAGGCATACATAAGCAGGTCTTTGGCGTCCTGGGATAGCTGCATATGCCAAGTTCCGGTCAGCACGTTCTGGTAGCTCTGGTAGATGGCCTGGAATACCTGGGCCTCGTCGGTTTCGGTGGGCTGCCTGGTGGTGAACTTGGCGAACAGAGCGTCGGTAAACGCTTTGATTGCATCGCGTATGTCCGGTGTCATGCCGAAGTAGATACCGGGGTCTAAATCCCGGCTCTGGCAAAATTGGCTCACTTCCTCGCGCGCCTGCGCTCGCGCGTCACCACCACCAGAGAAGATATTAGGTCTGGTTAGGTCTGGTACGGTAAGGTCTGGTCTGGTAGAAGCGTTACCGGGCGTTTCTGTAACGTTACAAGGGGCGTTACCGTCAGCGTTACCGGGCGTTTCTGTAATGCCGTTCTTCCGGTCGCGGAAACGCTTAACTCTTTCACGGGTCTTTGCCCTGCGGTTTTCCTCCTGCTCCATCAGCAGGCAGGCGTATTCGTCCCAGTCATGCAGCTTCATATCCTCGTCCAGAAATCCGGTCTTGATTAAGGCCTTTACCAGGGTTTCCGGCTTTTTCTTCCATAGGCAGGCCTCTGCGATAGAGCGCGCAGAACAGCCGGATAGATCACCGTTGTAGGCGTTCTGAATGGCCCACGTCCACAGGCTCACCAGCAGGCCGACGGCCAGCACATTGGGGTTGAGCGCTGCGCTGGTAAGGCCCAGCTCGTCCGCCAGCCGCGAAGTCTTTGGGTGCTGCGGCAGATTGGAATACACCTGTATCCACGGGATCATAGCTTCGCCTCCTTAAAGGCGGGAAACGGTCAAGCGTCGCTCCAATCTCGCAGCGACGGTATATGCCTGCTTGGAAATGGTCTTTACGGTGACAATGTACTTGCCTGCCAGCACCTTTTCCCGTTCTCCAACCTTTTTCTTGATCTCCTCGTCCAGTTTTTTGTGCTGATCGACGTAGGGCTTCAGGGCTGTTTTCTCGTCAATCAGGGCTTCCAGCTCGCCGTCGTCTACGTCCATTTCAGGGCGCTGGATCTGAGCCGTACACAGATGGCACAGGCCGCAATTCTCGCAAACGGAAATATCGTCACAGGCTGCCGGTATTGTCTTGCCGGTGGGGTCTGCCAGAGCCGTGTATACCCGCTCACCCTTTTTCAGCAGCGCGTCCGCACGATCCCAGTCGAATGGTACCTCGATGATTTTCAGCGCGCCGGTCAGCTTATTGGTGAGGATAAAAAAGCCCTTTTCCTTTTCAAACTTCCAGCAGTACACAAGCAGCTGGGAGGGGTAGGCTCTCACGTAATGCTTCTTGCTGTTGTAGAAGTCCTCCACGCAATTCAGGCGCTCCCACTCGTAAGGGGAAAGGCCCTTGATTTCTGCCGGGTACAGCTGCCCATCGTCGGGGTCTTTGATGCGGATATCCTCGCGTCCGGTGATGAAGGGGTTTTCCACTTTCCAGCTGCGCACGGTGGGGGTAATCACTTCCAGGCCGCTGTTCTTCAGCTTCTGGATCGTGTACTCCTCCACGCTGTTGCCGAAGTCGAAGATATTTTGCAGGCCCTCGTCGTGGGGGCGCTGCTCGTCCCAATGCTTGATAAGCAGATACAGGTACCGCTCGCAGGGGTGGCCGATGTTGCTGGCGCGGAGGTTGTTGCAGGGGTAAACCTTGATCTCGCTTTTCACGAACTCGCTCACGCGGTCGGATATGTACTGTGCGGTCAGCATTCAGCTCACCGCCTTTCAGGGGGGGCTTCCCGATCATCGTAGCCGGGCTGCTCGCGGTATTCTACGTCCAGCGCACCCGCGTCAGCAGCTTTCTGGCACTTCATGCACAGCACGCGCCCGTATTTGCCTTGGGAAAAGCTGGCCACTTTCTGGCTGACAGCGGTACCGCAGGCCTCGCAGGCAAGGCCGCTGTCCTCGGCTCTGCCGGTGTTACCGCCTTTGGAGCCGCTTTTGAACGTGTAGCCGCCAGTCTTTTCCAGGTTGATACCGCCATTCTGAAGGTCGGCCACGTCCAGATTGCGCAGGCCAGGGAGAATTCCTTTGATGCCCCGGTTTAGGCAGTTAGTGTAGGCGGCGCGCTTCACGTCGGCCAGGTCGATCTCGTCCACGGTTTTCTGCTTCTGGGGCTGGCCGTTTTTATCCAGCTTCTTTCCGGCGAAAAACTCGTCATGTGCGTTGCGCATACCCTCGGCCTCGATCTGCTGTGCGCCCATGCGGAACGTCATGCGGTATGTGTAGGTCGGGTACCCGTCGCCGTCGTACTCTACCTTTGGATAGCCGGGGTGGATCTGCCAGCCGATGCCGAACAGACGCGCCACCTTGCTTGCGCCGGTTTCCTGGAGGTAGGGGGTGCCGCCGATCAGGCACCAGTCTTTCGGGGTGGTGATCTTGATGGCTGCGGCCATGATCTTATTCAGCGCGCCCACCATTTTGTCGGCGCGTTCAGCCAGAGCCAGCACATTGTCAAAGTCCAAGTTCATGAGTGCGTCCTGCTCATTCTGGACGCTGGTTACCATCAATTCGTTGTTGTCATTCACAGTATTGTCCTCCTGTTTCGTTGATGTGGGCCGGTTATTCCTCCGGCTCCTCCTCGTCGTCCTCTGTGGCTTCCTCAAAATCCTGGGAGCCACAGCGGGGGCAGTATTCCTCGGTGTACGTCCACCAGCCGTTTTCGCCGTCCAGGTTTTCCCGGAACTTCCTGGTGTCCGGCTCGTAGAACTCCTCGCCGCAGCGATTACACCGAAGCATTTTCGATCATTCCTTCCAAGCGCTCCAGCTTGGCAATTTCGATCTCAGTCACGTCGCCGAAGATCAGTTCCATCTGGTTGAGCATCACAAAAGCGTCGGCCAGTTCCTCCCGCAGGGCCTGGACGTTGCCCAGGCCGTTACGGTGGCGGGCCAGCTCCACGATCAACTCGCCCAGCTCCTCAATGGCCTTGACGATCTGCGCGTCGGAGCCATAGTGAGTGATAGCACCCTCCAGGATCGCAGCCTCCCGCTCCTGGGTCATTTCATTGGTGGTTGCGTTGGTCTGGTTTTCCATGATAAATACCTCCATAAAATCAAAAGTCGGGAAAAATGGTTTTATACGCTGCGGCCAGCCGCTTTGAGCAGCTCCCGCATGGGTCTACGTCGGTTAAGAATTGCCATTGCTCGGTTGGTGTCCTGGATATACTGCACGTGGATCTCATTCAGGTCGCTGCTCTGGTAGTAGCCGCGCCCGTTGCACTCGCAGAGAATGATAAGGCCCTCGTTGCGCGCGTCCTCCACGGCCTTGCGCATCTGACGGTCGCTGATACCCAGCTTTTCCGCCAGGGCCTTGCGGGGTATCGCGTTGCGGCGGCCAAAGGGAATAACGCTCGCCAGCGCCACCGTCATAGGGGACGTAGAAACGTCGTCTGAGGCCTCGCTTTCCGGGATAGCGCCCAGCTCGTCCATTCCGAATAGCTCCGTCCTGGAGGCTTGCAAGATGGCTTCCAGGCCCTCCAGCACCGGCAACGTGGGTAAGCACGCGCCGCGCTCAAATCGTGATACCATTCCCACGTCCATGCGTGGGTCAATCTCTTTCAGCCTTGCGCTCACGTCCGGCTGGGACAGCCCCAGGGATAAGCGCCTCTCCTGCAATCTGTTCATTAGATACCCTCCATAAGTCCCTCAATTAGGCCTCGCGCCTCCTGAAGCGCGTCCAGGGCGTCCTGCACGACTTCTTTGTTCAGGCGCAGCTTCCTGTTTGCGAGATCGAAGAGGTAGGCTTCCAAACCTCCGTCCGCAATCTCTTTTACGTGTGCTTTGTCGCGGGATTTCTTGTTGTACTCTGCAATCTTCTCTTGCAGTTCCAGAGGGTTCATATCGTCAGGGATTTTGTGATGCCGCACGATAATGCCCTCGTCGTTGGTGTAGTAGGCTACAATCATGCTGTCCTCCTAAAATTCGCGTCACCAAAGCAGCGATAGTTGCTCTGCCGGTGGTGTGTAGTTTTGCCAGATTACTTCCTCTGCAAGTTCTGTCGAGGTTGTCTGAGAAAGCACCATATCTTTGTGCCAGCCCTGCAGGCGTTCGTTGTACAGGTCGGTGTTGTACCCGGAAATTATGATCTTTGCTTTGCTCTGCGTAATTGCATCGAGGAGGGATAGCTGGCCGCCCATATCCATCTCATGGTTGTAGAGCGCACCGCTTCTTCTGGCTTGACGCACATAGGGCGGGTCAAGATACATGAGAACGTCTTTGTTGTTGTACCTACGGATAAGCTCCAAGGCGTCGAAGTGTTCGATTTGTACCAGATTTGTGGTTGAGCCACGCAGGCGCTTTGTTGCCTCGTCTATGGTGTCCGTGATCCCGCCCCACTTACAGGCCGTTCCGCCAATCTTCATCTGCTTGTGATTTCGCCAGCCGCACTTACTGTTGCCGTTCAGTTTCGCGCCGATTGCCTGGGTAGTTTTCACCATATAACGACGAGCCTTTTCTACCGGCTCGTCGCACGGCTCGAACGAAAGGTCATATTCCTCTCGGCTGTAAGGGGTGAGTTCGAGTGAGCGCTTTAGTTCGTCTGGGCTATCACGCAAGACGCGGAACAGGTTGACAATGTCGCTATCCAGGTCGTTTATCGTTTCTACGCGGCCGGGATTTTTGTTGAAGAAAACGGCACCAGATCCGGCAAACGGCTCCAGGTACACAAGGTTTTCGTACCCCTCTGGGAAGTGGGATATTATCCATTGTGCAATACTCCATTTTGAGCCGGGGTATCTAAAAACAGCTCTCATTTTTCTTCACTCGCTCACGATATACACGCTGCCGGACTTCACGCCCAGCGCCCAGGCCCGGTCGTGGTCTGCAATAAACACGTCCACTTCCAGACCGTCAATGGCCCCGCCGCAATCCTCGGCAACGTACTGCGCTATGCGCCCATCGTCATAGAACACAGCGACGCGGGAGCCGTAGGGAATTACATCTGGGTCTACTGCAATGGTGCGGCCCTCGGTGGCCACGGTGCCGGTGGCGGTAATGCCATACCAGGGGTCGTCCTCGCTTTTGCCGCAGCACCTTTTGCAGGCGCAGTAGTGAGTAATGCAGAACTCGCCTATGTACTGTAACGGCTCCTCAGTTACTTGACTGGCTACCGGCGTTTGCGTGGGCACGGGCTGCAAAGTCGCTGGGATTGCTGGGTTTTCTAACTTGACGGCCATTTGCTGCGCTGTCGGTACCGGCGCTTCTTCCGGTCGCTTGTCGTCCTTGCCGGTGGTCGCCTTTGCAAGAAGGACTGTCACGAATGACATCACCAGCAGAACGATGATGAAGCGCAGCAGACGTTTGCGTTGGCGCTTCCTCCGGGCCGCCTCGCGGGCCATGCGGCGGCGCTGCCGCTCGCAGTAGTCGCTGCCCTCACGGGCTGCTTCGCCCCTCATATTGCCACCCTCCGTCGCCTGCCGCAGCGGTGGATATTCTCCTGCACCGTTTTCTGGGCCAACTCCGGGTCGTATTCCTGCCGGTGGTTTTTATCCAGATTGCCGGTGGCTCCACGCTTCAGCTCGTCATAGATGGTCTGGGGGTGGCAGCCCAGCTTATTGGCGATCTCCAGCACGCTTTTTTCCTCGCCATACATCTTTGCAAGCGTGCGGCGGTCGCTCATGGTCAATCTCGCCATTGGGTAATCCTCCTCTCTATGGCAAGCAGGGCGGCGGTGTACCCACCAACCCACAGAGATACCCCAGCCGCAAGAGCTGTCCTACTCTGCCCGGCGCGAATTATCAGCTTTCGGAGGGATCTGTAATTTGCCGTCCTGCATACCGTATTTGGGTAAAAAAACACCCGAAGATGCCTCTCGACATTCTTCGGGTTTAATTATTGCATTTACACTTGCAAATGTCAAGTAGTAAACCCGAAAAAAATATAAATAATTTTTATGTAGCACGTGAAACACTACGCGCAGGCAGCCAGGAACACGTCGAATAACTCTGCGGAGCTGTGCCAGTCCAGGATACGGCGCGGGTAATTGTTTATCCAGGACACCGCCTTTTGCACCGCCCTGGTGGAAACTTTGCTGAAATCCGTCCCCTTTGGGAAAAACCAGCGGAGCATTTGATTTTGCTTCTCGTTACTGCCACGCTCGCCGGGATAGCGGGGGTGGCAGTAATACATATGGGTGCGCTCGCCCTTGCCGGTGGCGCTGCGCTGCATACCGGCGCAGTCCATGAATTCATGGCCGTTATCGACGGTGATGCTCTGGAATACCTGCTTGAAGCGGCGGCTGCCGTACTTCCTCTCCAGCCGATCCAGCGCGTCAACGACGCTGGCAGCGGTATGGTCCCGCATGAGAATGCCGATCTCCTGGCGGGTGACGCGCTCAGTCAGGACCAGCAGCGTGCGCTTGCTGCCTTTCTTGCCCTCCACGCAGTCCATTTCCCAATGCCCAGGCTCTTCCCGGTTGTTGATGTGTTCCGGGCGCTTCTCAATGCTGTCGCCCTTGCTGGCCCTGGAAGCTCGCTTGACCTTCTTGTAGGTGCGCTTCTTGCCCTTATACCGCAGCTGCTTATTCGTCAACGGCCACAGGTAACCCTCGTCGATGTACTTATACACTGTCTGCCGGGTGAGTGTGACGGAGAACGTGGTTTCCGGGGTCTTACCCAGGAGGGCGCAGGCAGCAGAGGGAGAATACCCCTGCGTCCCGATCATGTCTACCAGCCATTCGGCCAAAGCGTGATCGTTGCCAATCTTCAGGGGCTTCTCTCTGTTCTTCCGGCTTTCCTCGCGCTTCGCCTCGCTCATTTCCGGGGCGTAGACCGTAATCGGGCGCAACTCGCTATCCAGGATTTCCACCTGGCCGCGCTTGATCTCGTCGTAGATGGTGCTATGATGAACGCCCAGCTTGCGAGCAATAGCCGGGGCCTTATAGCCCTGTTTCAGCATTTTTTCTATTGTCAGCTTATCATTCCAAGTCAGACGCGGCATACCGCAGGCCCCCTTATGCTTATGATGATTAAAGTTTTACATAAGTAAGCCCGCTCGTCAATCCGGCAGGTATTGTGTAGAATAAACACAAAATCCCCCAACATATCGTTGGGGGATTATTCTTTGCCCAGGAGCCAGTCGGTCGTTACTCCCAGCACTTCCGCCAGCAGCGGCAATTCAAAATCCGGTACCAGGCGTTTGCCTGTTTCGATGCGGCTTACCGCCATTTGGCCCATTTGCAGGCCCAGAAGTTGCAGCTTTACAGCAAGATCCTCCTGCGTCATTCCAAGGCGCTGCCTGGCTTCCTTAATTTTCAGCCCAGAAGCATTGCACTTTCCGTCCAGAGTATACAGCCTCACTCTCTCACCGCCCTAATCATCTTTTGCATATTGACGATACCACGCCGCAATGATATTCTTATAAAAAAGATGATTAAACCCGAAATATAGCGAAAAAAGAGAGAGGCAGCGCAGGCCGCCTCTCTGGGTAGGATTACTTAACAAGGCCCAGCTTTTCCGCCAGGCGGTAGAGGAACGTAATCATATGCTCACGGGTGGCAAAGGCCTGGTACATCTTCCGGCCCTTGTCGTCACCATAGATGATGCCGCTTTCCTCGGCCCACTCGCGGGCCTCCTTGCTCCAGTCTGCCGGATCCTTCTGTTCCCGGCGGGCCAGCCAGTTATCCATCATCTTATCGAAGTCAGCTTGGGTGAAAGGCATTTCGCTCCCTCCATTCATGCGGGCCGCAACATCGGCCCTGAACTTATCCATGCTGTAATCCATGCCGAGCTGCCGCCACAGGTGGTCGGGGTCGCCGTGATTGGAGGCGATACCACGTTTGTGGCCCTCTGCGTGGGAGATGATAACCCCGTCAGCCAAGGGATCCAGGCCGTGATAGGCACAGAGCACCGCAAACAGCTCCACCGCGTTCTGCGTCACCTTCTCAACGTAGGCCACGGCAGCGGCCTTATTGGAACAGGTGAAGTTTGCGCCGCCGGTGTATTTGATCTGGGACGGCTCGCACATTTCAAAGCCCAGGTGGGTGTTATTCGACGCGCCGCCGCCGTGCCAGCCACGGTGCGCCTTGCCGGGGGTCTCCATGACGGGCAGGGTGATGTATGCAGCCTCCTCTCCGATAAAGCCGTGGACGCAGGCGTTGTTGTAGCTGGCCTTGTCCCAGTTCTTGATAAAAACAAGGGGGTTGGGCTGGGGGCAGCCGACAGAATGCAGCATCAAGCCCTTAACAGAAATGGTACGCTTGGTATTGTAGCAGGGGTTTTTGGTCAGGTAGCGGGTTTCAATATTACACATCGTTCTGCCCTTCTTCCGCGCCGGTCACAGCGTCGATAGCGTCCTGCACCTTACCGGCGGCATTGCCTACGGCAGCCGCGTCAATGCGGCCCTCTGCCGCGATGTAGGTCACGACAGACACCAGGGACACCACGGCACCAGCAACGGTGCTGACGGTGGTTTCATCCAGGCCGAACACCATAGACAGGCCCATCACCAGACCGGCAATGGCCGCCCACAGCTTACGGCTGGATAACTTCTGCTTCAGAATTTCCATGACAGTATCCCTCCTCAATAATCACGATTTTGCTTTTTGGCGGTCGTAGTGCTCGTTCCGAACACCACTCCGTCGTTGTGCTCAAAGATGTTTTCCACCACTTTCAGGACGCTTACGCCCAGGATCGTGGTAATTGCCTGTTCGGACAGATCAACTACCGGGAATACCTGGCCCAGGCGTACCGTGGCATACAGGGCAATCAAATACGAGATCGACACCCAGCACAAGGCCGCCAGCTGCGTGGTAATGAAAAGCAGGCGTGTGACTTTCTTCATGTCACTACCTCCCATTCCTGCACTTCCTTGTAG